CGCCGTCAGAAGCAAACACAACCCGACGAAGCCAGGCCGCATCCCTAGGGAGGCCCGAATCGATGTCGTTTGCTCCCTGCTCTGCAACTCACGTGGCGAGCGCCATCTCTTTGTCGCAGTCGACAGGAACGGCAGAACTGCCGCCCCCAAGCTTGTCGAAGCCTTTGAAACCCAAGAACGAGACCTCTATGGCAAAGCCGAAACAGCCCGCAAGGACCGCAAAGACACAAGCCATTGGCCTGCAGCTCTTGGTTACGCCCTGTACTACTACGAGAGGGCTCGAATTCAGCCTCCGGGGGACAGTGTAAATGCCAATTTCATTGGCTAAGATCTTCGGCGACGGCATCGCCATGAGCGACGCTGATGTCGCCAGGTGGCTTCGCGAAAACTACAAGAAGAGCGTTGCCGAGGACGACCGACGCAAGCTCGCCCGCGATCGTCACGCCCTCTACCATGACGGCGGCAATGACCAGATCGTCGACCAACTTGAGACTGTGTTCGACAACGACGTCGTCAAGGAGCTGCGAAAGCGCTTCGTGAAGATGGCGAAGTTCAACAACGTCACCAAGCGTGTCGTCAACGAGCTTTCCACCGTCTACGCGAAGCCCGCAGTCCGCAAGGTCTCGCAAGGCGATGACAAGTACCAGGCCTTGCTCTCAGAGATTGGGATGGGGCCGCTGTCGCTGCGCATCAACCGCTATCTCAACCTACACCGTCAGGTGTGGCTGGGGTTCAGAGTCATCGACGAAGACGACGCGCCGAGCGGGGTGAGGCTTGACGTCGTCACCCCTGACAACTTCTACGCCGTTGCGCACCCTAAGGAGCCCACCAAGCTTGTCGCCATCATCCTCGACTGCGCCGATAAGACACTGCGCGCTGGCGACACGACGCCGGCGTTTATCGTGTGGACGAAGGAAGAGTTTTTCTACCTCGACAGCGAATTCCGCCTCGCCACCGACGGCAGCGAAGAGCGTAACCTGCTGCCGATCGAAACGAACGAGCTCGGGCGATTGCCGGGAATCCTCGCCTCGATCGAGCCCGTCACTGATGGTCTTGTCGACTACACCGAGGGCGAGGACCTGAAGGCTGCACACTTGGCGGTGTGGTTCGAGAACATCCTGATGCTCAAGGAGTCGAAGTCCTTGAACAAGCAAATCGCATTACAGGGAGACCTGACGTCAACGCCGGTTGGCCAGGCTTCAGACTCAGACCTTGATCTCGTCCTTGGCGACGGCGTCGGCGTCCAGAGTATCGACCGCGGTGTCGACCTTGCAGCCTATCGCGAGACGGCGGACTACGCCCTCGAGCGCGCTGCCGCCAACTACGGCATCCCGCCCAGTGTCCTCAGACATGAGGGCGCAACCTCTGGCTTTGAGATTGAGCTCCGCCGCCTCGGTATTCGAGAGCGACGTATGCAGCAGGAGCCCACGTTCCGCAAGATCGAGAAGGAGCTCGCGGAGCTAATGAGCGCCATCCTTGCCGCCGAATGGCAAGAGCGCAGCTTCTCAACCAAGGGCTGGTCTATCGACTTCTCGCAGACGCAGACTCCAATGGAACCAAGCGCCGAGGTGGCCCTGTTCAAGTCGGAGCGCGAAGCCGGTTTGACCAACACCGTCGAGTTTCTAATGAGGCGCAACCCAGATCTTGACGAGCGCGGCGCTCTTGAGGAGATGACTGGCAACATTGCCGTCGAGATTCTCCGCGTGATGCTGATGCGAGCTCTGCAAGCGCAGAACGCCGGCATGAACGAGGGTCCAGACTCGGCAACGCCGGAAGAAAACGGCGAAGACAACTTTCAGCGACGTGGCGCTCAACCCACGGCACAAGCCACGGCGGCACAGCCGGATGAGGAGACTCAATGAACGATAGTGAAGACTTGAACCCCACAGACCCGGCCGACGACGCCGCGGACGCAGACGAGCAGGGAACGTCGCCCAACGAAAACGACGGAGAGCAGCGATACACGAAGGCAGAGATGCTCGAGCTGGCCGAGAAAATGGCCACTGAAAAGAGCAAGGAGCTGACTTCGAAAGCTGTTGAGAAGCGACTGCGACGCGAGCGGCGTAAATCCAAGTCTGAGACCAAGCAAGAATCCCCCCCGAGTGAAGACATTCGCGCAATTCGGCGCGAGCTCGACCTTCGGGACGCCCTCGACAACCTGAAAACAGTCACCTTGACTGCTCGACAGCGCCGAACGGTGCTCCGAGAGATGGCGGAGGAGGGCGTGACGGCTTCCGAACTTGGTTCTTGGCTCCCAGAGGCCCTGGAAGACCTCGGGTTCGCAAATTTGACCCAATCTGACCCGTCGAATGACTCAAAAGTGAACAACGACAAGCCGCAAACCCGCACAACCGCGAAAGCGGTAGCCCCAGCGACGACAAGGCGGTCATATGACCACCGCGACAACCCCATTGAGTGGGATGACCGCGAAATTGCCGAAGTCTTGGCCGACAAGGGCCCCAAAGAGGGCGGGAAGTGGCTTCTGAAGCGTTTCCTCGAGTACATGGACGGAGTGACGGTCACCAAGTAAGGAATGTGCCCCAATGGCCAATGAAACCACCACCACCACTGCCAATGACGTCATTCGCAGTGAAATCATCAACGTCGCAGCCCTCGAGATGGCCAAAGAGCGCCTCGGAGTCACGCGACTCTACCGTCCCGTCACTCTCGGACAGGGAACGGCGACCTACCAGTTCTGGCGCCCCCAGAACGCCTCCGGCACTCCCCTAGCCGGCGGCGGTGGCGTTGACACTGAGTTTGACGCCACCGAGGCCACCGACCTGGCCAACACCGCGTTCTCGACCGACCAGGTCCAGATCGGTGTTTCCGAGTACGGCATCATGCGGACCCTGACCGACAACATCCTCGAGGATGGAATCGGCGGCGCTGACTTTGTGAACATCGTTGTTCGCGACTCGATGCGCATCATCATGGAAGCTATCGAAGACGACGCCGTCGCTCTTCTCGGTGATTTCTCGAACACCAGCGGCTCGACGACCGTCGACCTTGCACTCACCGACCTTGACGACGCCATTGTGTCGCTTCGCGGTCGCGGTGTTATGGCACCGGGTGGTCTCGCGTTCGTTCTGAACGACCAGGCCATTGTCGACTTCGAGAACGCGATGGTTTCGACAAACGCTGCGGCTGCGGTCTACGCCAACTCCGCTGACTCGTTCCTCGACATGGGTCGCGCTGCCAACAACGGTCTCAGCGAAGGCGCTGTCGGCCGCTACCGCGGAATCCCGATTTTCATGTCGGGCCTCACTGACCCCGCCAACGCCGGTGCCGATGTTGAGTCCGCGCTGTTCGTCCCGTACGCCGGTTCCGCTAACAGCGGCTGGGAAGCCCTCTGCGAGGTCACCAAGCGCCCCATGCGCTTCGAGTCCGAGCGTAACGCCTCCCTCCGTGGCACCGAGTACGTCGCCACCGCCCGTGTTGGGCATGGCGAGCTCAACGATGACTTCGGTCAGACCATCATCAGTGACGCGTAATGGACGCCCCACTCAAACCAGCGCTTGCGCCCAAAAAGCCCAAGCGCGCAGCCGACAAGAAGCCCTCCAAGGCTGAGCGTCGGGCGGCAGCAGCC